CACATTTCAGAATATTATATCTGTCAGTCTTTCCTATATATTCAAAGGTTATGCTTGAATCTTCAGGAAGAGTGAATCTTGCTCCTTCTGTTATATCCATATCAATAAGAATTTTGTTCCCTTTATCATCGTGAACAAAATTACCATCTGAATCCATTTTATATTTTTTGAATTCTGCTATCCTGAGAGCGTTAGTTGCGGGAGTTCTTGATAAACCATAATCAAAAGCCCTCTTATCAAGATTTATTCCTGTCGCAGTAGTTAGAAAAGTCTGTTCCTCCATAATATCCATTTTTACATAAGCTTCAGCAAGTTCAAGACATATTGGAGCTAGAGCATCATAGATAATCGAACCCTGTCTCTTATCGACATTTTCTAGAATTTTGTTTCCTAAGCATCTGTCCATTATTTTCTCAAAACTGTTATCATCAACATATGACATTTGTTCCTCCTAATTTAGAATACTCATATTTTCATTATAATTGCCGTATATTGTATAGACAGTGAATTTTATCACACAAGCATTTTTCTGTTTATTGCTTTTTTCAACATCATTGACGACAACATTTGTGATTCTATCATCTTGAGTCAAAGCTTCTTTCAATGTATTTTCAATGTCGGCTTGAATATATCCAATGTCTTTTCCGATATATCTTTCAAGTTCAACACCATAATCATCATCGTATATTGGTGAAGAATATCTTTCTGTTGATAGAATGTGATAAACTGCTTGCTTAATTGATTCTAACTTATCAATTTTTCCAGCAACTGTAGTATTACCTAATCTATAAGTCAAATCAGGTTGTCTATACGTATAGGATTCTCGACCTATTGTTTCATCTGATATTAAACTCATTGTCCTTCCTCTATTCTTTCAGCTATATAATACATATTATAATTATTCATAGCGAACATTAAAACTTTATCCCCAACTTTTAATCGGGGGTATATTTCTATTGTAACATATTCTTCATATTCTGTTTTAGGAAAATGAACATCTTGAGTAAAATGCTCAGGAATAATGTGCTTATGTCCACTATCGTTTACTGCAAATGTTGATAAATCAACCGTTGAGGTAACGGTTCCCCCTCCCCCGCTTGTGCTTACAGGCGAGGTTGCTACATTTACCGACATAGAAAGCTCGGCACCACCTAAATCAATCCCGCTTTTTGTTTCCGTCTTTAATGTCCTTTCATCGATTCCTTCATTGTCATTTCTTTTAATTTCTTGAGTTTTTACATCGTATTTTCCAGTAGTTTGTGGTGTGGTAGTCGCAACTCCCGCAGATATTGATGTAGTATTTATTGATTTTGTCATTTCACTTTCAAAAGCATTGATTTGATGATTATGAGGAATTGTAACCTTATGAGGACGGCACATCTGACCGAGAAATAAAAATTCACTTGAAAGAATCAACCCATTTCCAGCATCTATTTCTAGCGGGTCTATTTTATTCACTGTTCCGATAATCATATTATCAATATTTTTTTTCTGATTCATTTTTCTCATCAGATTAAACATTCTCATTGCATTCATATCATCACTCATACATTTCCCCCATAAGTATCAGGAAAATTATCTGTAGTTTGAATTTGCATTTCCATAGTATGCAAATCACCATTCCATCTATGAATTACGTTAGTCGGATAAACAATCAAATCATTCATTATATCAGGAAGATGTAATATGAATCCTGTTCCTGCAATAACCTTATTATAACCTAAGCAAGTCATAGTCATTTTTTTCTTTGGAACGTTTTTTAATTCAAAAAGTCTTTTTGCATAATCATCGAGTTTAGCACTATCACTCTTATCATTCACATTCTGGAAAAGACTTAAAAATCCCCATTTCTTAATATTTTCACTGTCTTCTCTTGATTGGGAGAGTATCTCGCCCAATTCATCTTTATTAGAAGCATTCTTATTATTAGCATTTGTATAATATAACATAACTTTGTTATAAGTATCTTGCGAAATATCTATTGAATAATCATAATCTGTAAGAATTGAATCTTTTCCTATAATTAACAATTTTTCCGGATTATCTCCAATATTCATTAAAGATAATTTTCCGAAATTGTCATATAAACAAATCCATTTTGTTGAAATCATTTTTGATTTTTGAATCAAATCAGTTCCAGAATATTGAGATTTCACTCTTTCATATTGTTCATTGTATCTATTTAGATAATATAGGATTATATCAAGATAACTTTCATCGGAAAAAGATTTTGATGTCAGGTCTGTATAGAGGAATTCGTTCATTGAATTTGAATCAATATCATTATCTGTCATTCCAAGTTGATTTTTTACATAATCTATTACTTCTGAAAATTTAGGCATTTTAAACGTGTGATATATATGATTTTTCTTCAAATAGAATAATTGGTCATAAGCGCATAATTCGCAGGTTCCTTTCTCATTCCAATCCATAGTTAAAATTCTACCTTTGAAAACATTCCAATCTTGATATGAAAAAAGAATTGTATCTCCAACTTCAATCTTTAATTTATCTTGAGGGTCTTTCAAAAGTGAAAATTGAACTTTAGAAGATTCATTCAATATTGATGTGAAAGAGATATTATGAACAATTTGGGAAACATCATACATAACACCATTATGAAATACAAGAAACTTTATTCCGTCTGATGGATATTTTACTTCCCAAGGTATATTAGCCATATCTTCAACTCCTATCCTTCACGTTATATGAAGATATCCAACTAGAAGGAAGATTCAGACTTGTTCCTGATTTTATCTTCAGATTTGCGTCCGCAATAGTATTTTTATTTTCATCATAAAGTTCTTTCCATTTTTCCTCACTTCCCGTTATCTTCTTCGTTATAGAAAGCAATGTTTCATTTTCACTGGTAATATATGGATTATAATATACGGGAGTATTGACACTACTTCTTGATGGTCTAGGAATATCGATAAGAATTGGAAGTGTTGCTGATGATTGAAGATTAAGTAATCTAGTTACATAATCAGGTTCATACATCTTTCCAACTCCAACTCCGTAAGGTCTATATTCCTGCATATTTAATTCAAAATAGATATCTTTTTCTTCTCCAGCATTTATCCAATGTCTAAAACTTTCACAAGTTACGTTCATTGAATAATTTAATCTTGTAACAACTAATTTAGCAGGAAGTTTACTTTCCTGCCATTTTTCAAGCCAAGAAACATACATATTTGACGGAAGAAGGTTTTTATCTTGCCAAAAAAATGATTTTATAGATATTGTTGCTAGATTAGGATATTCAGGAACGCTGACTTCCCCAAGTCCTTCTATTTTAGTTTTACTTGATGAAGAAGCTCTACTTTTTTCTAAAGATTCGGGGTTTATAGGAAACTTTATTAAATTAGGATGTCCGAGAGTATTTTGATATTCTAGAAATATGTATATTGGAATCGTTGTATCTTGAATATAAGTATTATTCATCAATAAGCTCCTGAAAGTTTTTCTAATGCACTTATGAATCCATTTATAGCATAATCAGCTCCGCGCTTATCATTTATATTGTTAGTCATCGACACCTGAGGAGCTAAAGTATTAAGATTCAGATTGAACTTATTCCTAGCCATCTCTGAAATCAATTCTTCCATATTGTCAGCAATTTTCAATACTGATTGGTCAGATACGTTTACATTTCCGTTACTATCGAATGTGAATTTATTTCCTAATTCTTCAACTAATTTATTGTAGCCTGATAGATTTTTATCTATCATATCTCCTATTGAACCAGCTATATCTCCACCTTTCATAGTTGCAGAATAGATTCCTTGAACATCTTTTAATTCTAATTTTTGATATTTGAAATTAACGTTTCCGAATTTATCTTCTTTGAATTTCTCAAGCTGTCTGCTAGCATTATTCAAAGTTTTAGTCATTTTAGTATTAAATATCCAATCAATTACTCCAACAACTGAGCTTAGAACTTGAAGAATAACATTTCCTAAATCAATAAATAATCTCGCAATAGCATTGATTGGATGAGTGAAAATATTAAGGATAAATTCAGATACATAGATTATAGCATTATAGACTAGTGCTATAACATTGTAGATAATATTCATCAAACCGCCAATCAGACCACTGATGAATCCAACTACCATTCCGAATATAGCTCCCGCACCTGCACATTGATTCGCAAATCCATTCATTGCAATAGATGCGTCATTAGATGCTTGAGTTAAATCAAAAAGAACTCTTAGAAATGTAGTTATCAGAACAATCCCCACAGTTATTGGCCAATTAGCAACAGCCCAAGCGGTCGCCATAGTAGCACCAGCTATAACTGCTACTGTTGATAATTCAATTATAATTGCTATAACTGAATCTACACTGTCTCTGAGTTTCATAAAGAATTGTTCAAGACGATTTATTTCCTTAATTGAACCATCAGCCATTCTTATAGTAACAATATTCAATTTATTCACATAATCAGTTAAGTCTTCAAAAAATCCTGCCATAGAAGCTTGAAGAGATTGAACTGCTGGAAGAATGTTCTTACCAATTGAATTCTTAAATTGACTGATTGAATCCTGTAAGTTAGCCATTCTTCCTTCAAGAGTTCTAGAACCAGCACCCATTGAGTTATAGAACTTTCCGCCTTCGGAAGTCAATTTAACCATTGCTTGATATACGGCTTCAAAAGAATAATCACCTTCTCGACCTATATCTTTAAGAGCTTGAGCCATAGGAACACCGAATGTTGCGAACTGTTTTATATCTTGAGCCGTTGCTTTTCCAGATGCTTTAATTTGCATCATATTCAAAGCCATATTGTTAAACGCTTGATTGTTTCCTTGAGCAAGGTCTCCTATCATAGATATAGTCCCGAGAAGGCTATCAGCTTCCATTCCTGCATTTTTTAGCATAATGAAAGCATTTGTTGCTCCTTTCACATCAAAAGGAGTATTTTTAGCAAAATTCTGAATATCTTTGAAATATTTTTCAGCTTCTTCGTAATTTCCAAAAGCGACATTCAAACGAGATAAAAGCATTTGATATTGACCAGCTTCAGATACGAAACTCCCAAAAACAGTTCCGATTTCTTTTACTTTCATCATAGACGATGAAAGTATCTGTAAAGCGGAATTCACTCCTGTGAGTTTCAAAGCTAACGAAGAAAAACTTCTTTCACTTCTTTCTACATTTTGAATCATCCTTCTAAGAGGATTAGTTACTTCATCAGTGAATCCAAAAACGGTATTTATTTTAGCCATTTTTTATTTTTCTCCTTTCCTCTTTTTCAGCTTCCATCTTGATGCTTATGCTAGCAATAACAAATGCTTTTTCTCTACTACTCAACTTAGCAAATTGAGTAGGTGTCCAATTCATATTGAGGACGGTATACATACAATATGCACTTTCACCGTCCTCTTTTATCAGTTTTTTGCTTCTTCAATCTCCGCATCAAGAGTTTCAAATCCTGACAAATCAGCAATTTTCTGAACGATGTCCGCAACTATACCTGCAGGGAACTTCTTGTTGATGAATTCTGAACCTGTCTGACATTTTGCTTTTTTAAGAAAACTTTCGTCATTGAATTCAGGTTCAACAATACAAGATTCAAGAACACAATCTGAATATTTCTTGGAATCAAATGAAATCTGACCTTTCTTAGAAATGATGTTACAACGCTTCTGGAATTCAGCGTGCTCTTCTTTTGTCATTGGTCTAATGACGAATTCAAGTTCTTTGCCATCAATCTTTTCCTTGATAGTTTCACGAATTTCGGAAACATCATTCAACTCCAGAAAATCTTCTAATTTACTCATTTTTAATCCTCCTAATAAGTAAAAATATTCTACCCATATAATATAATTTATATGGGTAAAAAAATAAATGTCTACGAATTTAATTCTTTGAATTCATCAGGCATTTCAACATCACTGAAAGTGAAGTTCATTGTTTCATCAAGAAATTCAGCATCAGTGTCAATCTTAGCAATCTCAGCCTCATCAAAGTTTACATCAATAAGAGTTACTGTCTGCTTTCCAATTGATGAGGTTGGGTCTTCATTTATAATCTGCAATTTGAAATAGGTATCTATACCTTTTTTTGCATAATCAATCATCATCTTCGCCCATCGGCTTGAAGCATAATGAATTGTTAGAGTTCCACTTCCACTCCATCCTGTTGCTTTATGCTGAGTTCCACGATAACCGAGAGCTTTGAATTCTGTCTTGTTCTTCGTGATTTTAGCATTTATGCTCTTACACTCAGCAACCTGAATAACTTTTCCATCAATTGTAGCATAAAGTGAACCTTCCTTTCCAGAAATAGCATCACTCGCTTTCATATAAGCCCAATTACCAGCCATTTATTTCCTCCTATGAATTAACATTTACTCTCAGATAAAGTTTTTCCATTGCATCAACTGGTTTCACTGCCCAAGTTACCATAACGGAATCCAAATCATTACCTTGAGAAATCTCAATGTCTTCACTACCTTCAAATTCTTGAATTCCCTCAAGCCTCTGAAGTTCATTTCCATACTGAACTAAGTCAGCCTTAAAAAGACTTCTTCCTGTAGAATTATTGTCTACCTTACCCATATAGGTATCTTCCCAGGTTTGAACTGTGGTGGTTCCAATTTCATCAAGAGTCCTTAAAATACGATTCTTGCTAAAATTATAATTCTTATCTGAATCGTAGGTATGCAATGAATTTATATCCTGCTCAACCTTAATTTTTCCACTAGATGAGGTTGAAATTAAGAATTTACCATTACTGAGTGCTTCTTTAATTTCTGTATCAGTAAGCTCACCAATTATCGAGGTGGCACCCGAAATAATTTTCGCAGTATTAGATTCATTGAAATTAGCTCCCGCTGTCATACCTGCTACAATAGCAACGAAATCTTCTTTCTTATATTCAACTCCGTCTATCACAGCACCATTCACGGAATTGATAATTCCTTCATAGTCAGCTCCGTCATAATCAGCAACAACTGCTTGAACATATCTACCTTCATCTTCCCTCATTCCTTTGATGAATGAAACTGTATTAGATTTGACTTCTGTAGAAGAATCGAAACAAGCAAAAACCTGCCATCGAGCCATTTTCAAAGCGTTAAACATTGAAGTATAAGCACTAGATTCCGTAACTGTCCCATCAGTTCCGTCTGCAAGAGCAGTTCCTGCATTTTCTTCAAGTTCACCGTTACCTGAGAATGAAACATAATCATTGTCATCAAGTTCAGTAATGTTTGAAACTTTCTGAGAATCTACACTAGCACCATCAACATAAGTAATAACATTGAAAAGTCCGTTAGAAGTTCTTGATATCGAAATAAGAATCTTATTTCCGAAACTTCCACTATATTTCGCCGTAGCTGTAAGATTTCCAATCGTGATCTTTGCTTTTTCACCACCTGTATTCATACGATATACAAGTGCTTTATAGCAATAATTCAACGCTCCAGAAAGTAATTTAGATTCACTATCAAAAGCAGTGAATCCAATTAGTTTCTTACTGTTTCCATCAAGCAAATCACTTGAAAGAACTTCAATCAATTTTCCTTCTTCGCCCCAACTCAAAGGCAATCCCATTGCAACAATTCCACGGTCGCCAACAGTCATTGAACTTTTTGGAACTGCTTTGAAATTGATATACGCTCCAGGTCTTGTCTTATTCTGGCTTAACCATACACCGCCTGCCATAATTTCTACTCCTTCTTAATATAAGTTTTATTAAAAATCTCTTCAGTTAAAACTGAGATTTTTCCATTCTTATCTTTGATGACGTAATTTCCTTCTATGACAAGAAGTTTCACACCATCAACAGTTATAAGACAATTATAAACGTCTCCTTTCTTCATAATTTGAAAGTTTGAACATCCAGATAAAATAACGACTTCTGAAACATTTTCAATTTTGAATTGAACTGCTTCAACTTCAATAGGAATACTTATATATTTATCTGCCATTTGTTTTCACCTCTACCTTTAATTTATCGAATTTATTATTTTCTTCATCAGAAACATTCTTCACCATAATTCTTATATCAAACATAAAATGAAGAACTCCGTTTTCTTTCTCTATACTCTTATTTTCACATCTTATGAATTCATTCCTACAAGATATAATATTGAATGAATTTAAAAGTTTTAATGCAACTGAATCTATATTCTGTTGGAGTTTCAAATCTGTGCTAGGGTCAGAAGCAACTCTATATCTTAAATCCATCGAATATGTCAATATGTGATAATTTTTTCTTTCTTGTTCATCGGATAATGAAATCTGATATATAAAGAAATGAGGATACGATAATGATGTTTTTGCTTCCTTGTATACAGATACTTCAGGAAACATTCTTAAGAGTTCAGATATTATTGATTGCTTAATCAATTCACTTGTAACGCTAATCATATCTTATTCCGTGTTCTATACAGAACTTTTTAAATTCATTCTGATATCTAATAGGCATTTGTTTTCTAATTTCATCTATTGAAATTTTCAACATAAACCTACCTTCATACCAGCCCACTTCAGAACCGTGAACTACGATTCTATGACCATATTCAATATCAGTAGCGTAATCCATTCCGTTTAGAATCTCTACTGAGATATTTCTACCATCGCCTTTTATATCCCCTAGTTCCCAACTTCGTCTAAGCGCGCCTGTATCAACTGGTGTTCTAGGTTTTACCCTCGCTATAATCCTATCAGCCATTTCCAAAAGAAACTCACGCAAAAATTTATTAAAATCATTCTTCATCAGGGTAACAGATGAAACATAAGCACTCAATTCCTTATAATTGATACTGAACGCCATTAGTCATACCACCCTGCAACATAAGAATTTTTTTCAGCCTCAGTTGGTGTAAATTCAGTCGCTTTGAAAGTAACTTTATTATTTTGAACATCAACAATTTCATCAACCTGAACAAAAATATTTCCCGGAATAAGAACTAATTTTGTTCCAACCTTAATTGATAAAGTTTTTCCATTGTCTTCGTGAACCCAATTTATATTATCACAAGTAATTGTGAATATTCCTTCGGATTCTGAAATGGAATCTATATCAATTTTCTTATATTGATGATAGCCGTTTGCTAGACTCCCATCATCTTTTGTGTATAATCCGTTTACGATAATTCTCATAACGCTAGGTTTCAAAGATACATCATAAACAAATTGAACTGTATGATTTTCAGAACCTACGTCTGAAATATGTACATCTGAAGTTTCTTGTTTTTCACCGTCAATTACACAATATTGAATTTCATATCCCTCAATAATTGGCGCAACTAATGTAAATGAACTGTTTTCTTCAACTTCCTGAATTATGGAATCTTGAATTTGTGTATCATTATACAAATAATATATGCTAATTTTTACAGGATTCTTTGGAGGAATAGGAGTTGGAGTTTCGCTATCTGTAGAATTCATACTCATAACGACTTTTTTTCTGCCTTGAGAAATAACAGGATTCCCACATCGTCCACTATAGACAATCAGAATATTTCCTTTATTATCCATTCTTTTAGCTACAAGAAAATCGTTATTACGAACATCAACCCAATTACCTAAGTGAATATTTATACTCTGAATTATTGCTTGACATCTACGGTATCAGGATTAGGGTTATCAGAAGAATTGAACGCAATATGACAAGGGATATTTGAATAAACTTCCTGAAGTTCACTTCCTACATCTCTCTTAATATCGACGTAATCGGTGTCAAAAAGTTCACTCATTATATTATCAATTTGTCCAAAATTGAATCCACTCATACCCTATACAATTTCCTATATCTTTTAAGTTCATTTACTCCGCTGATTATTTCATTTACAGCGGATTGAAATTCAGTTCCGTTAGTAAATGATACACTTCTACCATCTTCACTTACAGAAGAAACATTACCAACAACTTTTCCATTGTCAGTTTTGTTCTTATTCTGAATATAAGCGTCCACCACAATCTGACAGAGTGTAAAATTTAAGGCAGATGGTAGTTCATTTATATTGCAATAATTCAAAATGGAATTTCTTGCGATATTGATGTGTATAAGGAGGATATTATCCATATCATCATTTCTTATATTCAACAATGTTTTCACTGTTGAAAGAAAATCAAATTCACCACTATCTGCCATTTTTTTGCTATTCCTTCTTTTTCAGTTTTTCAGCGTCAGTTTTCTTCTTTCGCTCTTCAACTTTTGTTTCATTTGAAATTGAAGATTCCTCTACAACTGGAGAAGATTCTTCAACTTCTTTTACTTCAATCGGAGCAGGCTCTGATTTAGCATTTGCCTGTTCCATTGCTCTTTTTCTAGCACGCATCGCGTTAAAAGAACTCAATCCCATATTTCACTCCTATGCAAGAGTATGAACCATTTTTACGATTCCGACTTTCTTTGATTCTGCAACCAGTTTCCAATTAGTACCTGTAGCAAGTTCTTCATCACTAGGAGTTTCAGCAGTAATGTTTGAAGCTCCAATCCAAGAAATTCCTTTTGGATGCAATACTTTTGCCTGACGGTTGATAAGAACATCTTTTGAGCCGAGTGAATCACGGTCAGTTTCAGTTGGAACAAATGAAACAGGAAGTCCAGAACCACGCTGAATAGCACCACGAGCAAGAAGGAAGGTGTTGTAAGATTTAATTGTAGTTCCGTCACTATCATAATTTACAGGACAAGAATCATCACAGATAACTCTATATCCAAGATATGTCGGAATCTGAATCTTTGATTCTGCAACAGGAATGAACTGAATAACATTCTGCTTCTGCAATTCTGTAAATGTTGCTGAGTGCATATAAATCATTGTAAGCAAATCGCTTGCATCACCCATCAACTGTTTAGCATTAAGAACTTCACTTCCTGAAATTGCTTTTGGAGCAGATGCACCATAAACGTGGTCTGCCATCGTGGTTGAACTACATACACCTTTAAGGATTGAAAGAATATTGTTCTTTTCGTCCCTTACCCACCAATCAGCAACAAGTCCCGCAATTCTCTGCATTGGGTCATCGCCTGCAAGTGCTCCTGCAAGGTCGTGAGAACCCCACGCATTCGCACGCATAAGAACTGTGGCAAGTTCAGGGTGAGTAGTAATTCCGCTAACTTCAATGTCCTTCGATTCAGTAAATACCTGTGATTTACCACTAAGGTCATTCCATTTTGGCATTGTAAGAACAGTGCCACCACCCGCAACAAGTTTGTTCAGCTGAGGATTGTTTTCAACAACTCCAGCGAACATAATTTCTGATTTTTCAGCAGTTTTTTCCTGAACATATTCAGTAAAAAGTTCTGGCTGAATTACATCGCTAACACTTGTGTACTTACCCATTTTAATCTCCTATAATTTTACCACGAAGGATATACTCCTTTCGCTTTGAAATACATTTCTCTTGCCTTCTCCCTATCGGATTTTATCATTTCCCCTTGTTTCGTCAAATTACCGTTACTGAATGGATTTTCAACGGTGGGGGTAGAATTCGGCTCATTCAGAGGCTTTCCCGAAGGAATTGGCTTTTGCTCAGGAACTTTCAGAAAATCCAAAACTTGCTCAAGTGCTTGGTCAATGCTTGTATTTTCATCTACAAGTCCCTTTGCCATTCTGACATATTTATCTACATCAGAAGAGTTTTTCCCAGTCAATTTGCTTAATGCTGAAATAATAGCATCTTTTTCAGCAATTTGACTTTTCAATGATTTTACTTCTTCATTAAGATTTTCAAGATTTTTCGCCTGTTTTTCTGATTCAGATAAAGTAGCATCGTATGCCTCTTTGAACTTTGCTAATTTATCTTTTTCATCAGGTTTCAGACCAAGCATTGCCAACAATTCTTTTTCAGCCTTATTTTTTGCAGAATTAAGAATACCAGCAGAATGTCTGTCAAAGTCCTCTTTTGAAGTAAAAATTTTGTATGGTTCAGTTGTTTTTGTTTCTGCACCATTTCCGTTTTCCACCGTCTTTTCAGTTGTAGGTGTTTCAACTTTTGTTTCCACCTTGTTTTCAGTCTCAGGTGTTTTGACTTCCTGTGTTTCAACAGTGTCCATTTTTTTCTCCTTATAGGAATTTTTATAAATAAAAAGGCCAATCAGTAATTAAACTAATTGACCTTTTAGATTCCAAGTTTATTTTTTTATAATTTCTTCATTCTTTATAACTTTTCCATTTTGAACAATTACATCAAATGAAGTTTTACAACATCTGCAATAAATCTCATTAACTATAATCGACTTTTCCGTCAACTTCAATAAAGGTTTATTGCATTTTTTACATCTAAACCAATTCATATTGTAAATTATAATATATTTTTATAAAAAAATAAAGTATTAAATTATTTTAGCAACAATCTTTTTCCATTCCTTGTAACTCATACTGGCTGGAACATAATACAATTCACCATTCTCATCTCTTGCTACCCTCTGAGCCTCATCAAACATTTTGTCTATGTCGTCAGGCTCAAAATAAGGAATTGTGGTCGAACGGCAATTTGGGTGCATTGGCGGATAATTTACACCCTCTTGAGCCTCTTTAAGTTCAAATACTTGACCATCTAATGATTGGCAAATATCGCTTGTCCTATCGTCAAGTGTTGCATCAAATTTATATTTTTCAGTTCCTCTGTCCTTGTATCCCTGCAAAGTTGCTTCACCTGCAATATGAGCACATTCTGTTCTTGCCAATCGTTCACAATTGTAATAAGATGTACCCATATTCTTAGCCATTGATTCTGCAATTTTTCTAGGATTATGACCTTGAGCAACTCCCTGCAAAAAAGTTGTATTGATTTGGTCAAGCAACTTCCCTTTATTGTTCCAAATACGGTCTGAGAAGTTCATACCAAGCCAACGCTGATGAATAGCGGAATTTAATTTTTTATAGTTTAAGCCTTCAAACCCAGTTGAGAATCCTAAAAACTTGTCAATGTCAAAATTGGTCTTTTTATAATTATCAGAATAAAGTTTGGACAAGGTTTGATAATATGCTTCAGATTCTTTTATGCCTAAATGAACTGTAATATTTTTTAATCCAAGTTTTAGTTCTTCAAGTCGGCTCATATATGCTTTTGCTGATTGTAATCTTAATTCGTCTTTATATCGACGAAGAAGTTTTACATCAACAGAACCATCAGAATTCCTAGCAAGTTCATTTATTTTGTCATAATATTTTTTTATTTCTTCTTTTGCTGATTTTAATTGTTTTGGGTCAAGTCTTTTATTTACTTCAGTAATAGTGAGATTATTATTTTCCGCATATCTACCATAAAATGCTTCAATTTCTTTATTTATGTCTTTGAGAGAATTGTTGTAAACAGTTTTCATCGTGGTGAGAAGTTCACTAGCAGTTTTCTCACCCATTAAGAATCTCTGATTTGCTCTTTTAATCCAATATTCATCATTAGTCATAATGTTACAAATAAAAAAATAAGGCTGAATTAAATAGTTCAGCCTTATGATTATTTATTCCTTGTTCAGAAACAAAGAACAAATTTCAACAATAGCAGTTTCAGCAACGCCGACTGCTCCAATAATTGCAGGTGTAAAGGCAGGCTGAATATAAGCAATTACTGCACTAACAATAGTTGCCACTCCACCTGAAACACTCGTGATAAGATTGAACGTTTTTCTACTCATTCTTTTACCTCTTTGTTTTTATTTTATCATCATATTTATTTATTACAAATTCAAATGAATCGCAAATACCAACGTATTCAACACTGGATTCTTTCAGCCATTCATTTTCATTTCTACAATGTAAAGCCAACCCAACTCTTTGAAAAGAATGTTTGCAATTAGCACAACATTTCAAATCATCTTGATTCTTATAACTATTCATCAGTGCTTTCCTTTTCTTCAGTCTGATATTCATCAGTATTATCAATATTTGTTCTTTGGGTAAAATTGAATAAATCATTATCTTGTTCTTCTTCAATTCTTTCCATTTCAAGTTCAACATCTTGTACAACAGGATTGAATTCAAGTTGAGTTTTCTTTGAAACACCTGTTCCAGCAAGTTTTACAGTGTCTTCAATAAGTGCAGATTGATTTATCATCATACTTCTGTCAAGTTTGATAAGGATTTTATATTTTTGACATTCCTCAAAACTTCCCTTACCTGAAAACTCATACCATTTATCAAAAAAGTATTTCAGATTTTGCATAAAGTTTTGGAACTGCCGTTCTATTCCGTCTGTATAAGTGTCTAGGTTCTGATAAAGTGATTTGATAACTAATTGATTTGGATTTCCACTAAATCTGGCATCTTCATAATCTATTCCGTATCCAAATTTGATTATATCTCGTCTTAATGATTCAAGTTCTTTCAAGTGAGCGTCTATGGCAGTTTGTGCTTGAATATAACTAGCATCACCGTCAGTATCTACAGAAATAGTCCTGGTCATTTTAGCAAGTTCTCTCGCCTCAAGTAAATCACTAACATTAGGTGAAATACCTTTGAATACAAGTAACGGGTCTAAATCGTCTACAAGTCCGTCAACAGATTTACTTGCTAATATATCATAAGAATCAATCTGTTCTTTTATGAATGACAGAAGTGTTTTTTCATCGTCTGTTCCCTTGAAAGCAATAAAAGGTATTCTATCCCAGTTTATTTCATCAGTTCCATTCGTCATATGCGAATGAATGACTTTTCCTGAATTATCTACAATCTGAGGAATTTCACTATATCCGTTATTTACATCAAATAATATGCGTTCATTTTCACTCCAGTATTCAGCGTATTCATCTATCGTTGGATTTATCGAACCTTCATAGCGTTCCACAATGTAATTATATACAAGTTTATCAAGATTGAAATGTTGCCTGTCTTTCCATATCGGGTAGATTAAATCAGAAGGAACATCTTTAATCTGTAATTCTCCATTTTCATCTATCCAAATATAGCACCAGGCAATTCCGTGATTTATTGCTTGCCCTGATAGAATATAAGACATTTTAAATAATTTATCATCAAGGAATTTCTTCCATTCTTTTCCGTAATCGTTTTCACTCAGTTCTATTTCTTGTTCATTTTCATCAGACAACTTCAGAATAAAACTTTTCGCAAATCCATAATCTTGTTTCTGTTGAACTAACATTCTCAGGAAATTATTTTTTATTTTTGCATTATTAGCATTTGGATTTTCGATAGGTTTTCTATCTTTGTCGAAATACACTCTACGCTTTTTTTCAATTATTTCATTATGAGCGTCATAGTATCGGTCAGCAATTCTCATCTCTTTAATAATTGGAGAGAGTTTGTATTTGTTTATTATAATCTGAGAAATTAAAGCGGGATTTAAATTACCTGTGAATATTGTATTTTCGTGCTCATTCATCATAATTTTATTTTATATTATAAATTAAAAAAAATAAAGTATTAAACTTGAATTCCAAACTTCTGTAAATCTTCACAACCATATCTTAATGCGTCAGGAGCGTGCGAGAATTCGTGGTCAGGTTCATTCATTATTTTATCTGTCATTCTGTCCTTCTTCCAAGCGTAATTACTCAAGGATTCTATCATTTTCGGACATCGTGGTGAAACAATTATTTCATAATCCTGTAATTTTTGAATACCGCCTAAGACACTACCCGCCCCCTTTTTAGCACCTTTTATTCCGTGAAGTCCTAGAAGTCTTAATTCATTTATTGTTCTAGGGTCTTCACTATCTGCTCTTATTATACTTTCACCAAATCCGTCAGTTATGAGTTTACTAGCAATTTTTCTGTTTTCCATCATAACTTCATAAAATTCATAATACACATATATTTTATAATTTTTTCTATCAGCATAAGCACCAATCATTACAGTAGGGTCATTATACCCGAAGTCCATACCGTTGCAAGAAACAAATGAAGGTAATCCCCTAGTTGTCTTTTCGTTGTAATGTTCTCTTATCAGTTCTTCTATTTCAAAATCTTCAACTTTCCAATTTTCAAAAATAAGTCCTTGAGCAATTCCCCATTCACCAAGTCCTTCAATTTTATATCTTCTAGGATTTTTTTCTTTCATTGTTTCAAAAATCTTTACATCGTCTTCACCTAGAAATTCATTCATCATATAATTAGTGGTAAATGTATCTGTATTTTCATCAGGATTATCAAAAAATCTTTTCTTCAACCAACTCTTATCTGACCAAGGATTGAATGTCAATGTAATTTGTTTGAATAAAGGTTCAGGAATATTTCCACGAATTGACATATCAAGTTTATTGAAATCTTCTTCACTTGTAATCTGAAACGCCTCTTCTATCCATACCCAGCACAAATTTCCGTCCGCTACAGTAATAGAAGTTATTGACTGAGGGTCGTCAAATCCCCTGAATAATATCTGTTGCCCACTAGGTCTATATGTCAGGGTATGTTCCCCTTTAGGTATCTTCCACAAATGAGAAACTCCTAACTGATTTATCGCCCAAATCAACTGTGCTCTCGTACTATCCCAGTTAGTATTCATATATCTTCTAATTACTAACAGATTAGGTTTTAAATTGTAAGTATGGAAATAATACATTATCAGATATATGTATTTCAATGCGGTAGTAGTCGACTTCTTACTTCCACGACTACCTTTGCACGCCACATAACGCTTTTTTGAGTGCCAAAATCGATTATAATTTTTTCCGACTATTTTCTGCAAATCTACATTCATATTTATTCGTCATTTTCGGGAATATTATTTTGAAAAACTACCTGAGCCTGTACTTCAACTTTCTTTTCTTCTTTCTCATTGAATCCCAGCATACTATTCATCTGAACTACTGATTGAAGTATTGCTTCATTTACGCTCTTGTTACTCTGCCAGCGTCTGTTGCATTTTATTTTTGCCATTTTAAGTTCATCTATTTCCCGTTCTATTTCTGCTTTTTTCTTCTTGGATAGATATGTTTTTGGATGTTCTATAAGTTCAGTTCGTTCATTTATCTGCTTGTCATACATAGTTATCTCATCAATGTATGCTTCTTCATATCTATAATATTCTTTTTTATTGTTTTCCAGTATGCTTTTCAATTCCCCTAGAGCCATTTCCCTAGTCCATATTGCCTTTTTTATGTTTTCTTCAGTTCTCATTTCGCATAACTCATCATATCTTTTTTTCAAGTTAGAATTATGGAACAGTTTATATGCTAATAAGTCTACGGTACTAGGTTTCATATCTTTTGCTTCAGGATATGCTAATATATATGCTTTTCTCTGAGAATATCCCTGCATTAAATATTCAGCATACATTTCTTGAGAGCGTGTCAGGTTATATTTTTCTTTTGTTTTCATATTTTTTATTATAATTATTTTTCAATTTTTTTAAAGTTTTTTAATGAAAAAATAGGATTTTTATAAGGGATTTAAGGGTTTTTATAGAAAATTTAAGGGTTTTTAATAAAAATGGCTGACTTGCAATTTATGCTAATCACAACAAGTCAGCCAAGATTCCAGCCATTTTCACCATTATAGTAGGTGAACCGCTTAATATTCACACTATACAATGCTATTTCTGATTAAAGGACTCGAACCCTTACCGATTGCATCAAAAGCAATTGTGCTACCCTTACACTAAATCAGAATGTTTATTTTATTCGCTTTTTAACTGATATTCTACAAATCTAACAGTTTCATCATATCTGTTTTTTCCTTCTTTACTTTCAGAATTGATAATACAACCATATTTCCTAAGATTATAAATTATTGCAGATAGTCTAGTTGCTCCAAATAATTCAAACGCTTGCATACTTGTGATTCCTTTGTGAGTTTTCAAATATTGATAAACTCTATTAGTATTACCTCTTAGATTTTTCATTTTCATCCTCAATTCCACAAGGCGTACCGTCAAGGTAAGTGTACTTATCAAACAGTTCCTTAAACACAAGGGAAAACGAACCAATCCAAATACAGCTCTTATTACAAGGACCGCCATCACCACAGCCATAATCTGTTACCAAATGACGAAATCTTGTATTCTTGGATTTTATCCAAATCATCGGATTGTACATAGGATTGTCTTTTCCACCCCAGCCACTATAAGCATTGTACCGTTTCTTGAAATCTTCTATCATCTCCTCTGGATTACTGTAAGGACGAAACTTCTTTTCTTGTGGTTCTTTGGTCAGGTAGAAAAGACCATAGCAATACTTATCTTTTTTATGGAATCTACAAGGATAGCCCTCGAATTCTATACTACCTATTTTACCGTAATAATCATTACGTTCGTGCTCTACTATATCTTTTAAGTCCTCAAGATTATCAGCGAAATATCCCTCGCTTCCAATCTTGACCTCATCAGCGTTCAACATTGTATATACTCTTGATTTATCAAATTCCATTTTTCTAATCCTCCTTTGCAATTTCAAATTCAGCATCAATACCACTTATATCCTTGAATATCGCATTATCCCAGTTAGGAAGATTTAACAGTTTCTTATGCTCTTCCTTGTCTGCCTTATCCCAGGCAATACGGAAAGCCTCTTTGTAAGAAAGAGTTTTCAAGAACCCGCCACAGGTTTCTATTTCCGTCTTGTGAGCTTCCTTCTCCTCCTCTGTTGCTGTGTTGTGTGAAACCCAAGCAGTAAGGTTAAAATACAAGAAACTTGGAAAATCAATATCGTTGCGTGGAACATTTGTTTCCTTGTTAAAAATGCGGACAAGCGGAGAATCTGTATTGAAAAATCCGCTGTTAAAGTTTCCGCTGTTCCAGTTTCCGCTGTTCCAGTCTCCGCTGTTCCAGTCTCCGCTGTTCCTGTTTCCGCTGTTCCTGTTTCCGCTGTTACAGTCTCCGCTATTCCAATCTCCACTGTTAAAGTTTCCGCTGTTCCAGTCTCCGCTGTTCCTGTTTCCGCTGTTACAGTCTCCGCTGTTACAGTCTCCGCTATTCCAATCTCCACTGTTAAAGTTTCCGCTGTTCCTGTTTCCGCTGTTATAGTCTCCGCTGTTCCTGTTTCCGCTGTTACAGTCTCCGCTATTCCAATCTCCACT